GTAGTTAAATAGTTAAACATTTGCTCAGCAAAGGCATCTAAAAAGCCTGATGCATTGGTTTTACCACCTACATTCCAAGTGTCTAGGTTTTGTGTAGTAAATTCCTCGCTGTAAGTTTTCCAGTCGTAAATGGTAAAGACATCACCATTGTAGTCAAATACCCATTCCTTTTGCACCTTGCCATCATCGCTAGCAGTGTTAAAGGTTGGTTCCCCTAGCGCAGCTACTAGCTGGCTGTAGGTGTATTCATTGATGTAGCCCTTTAGGCTTGTTCCTGCGATGCGGTTAATTGCATCATTTTGGTTTAACTTGGTCATAACTTTTGTTTTTTGTTACACCCAAATATAAACACTTTTTGTTAACTACTAGAACTTTTTTCTTTTTTTTCTTGTTCTAGGTTATAAAGGTATTCCTCAATATTATGTAGGCGCTTGGCCTGCGCCCTGTTTTGATTGAGGCATATACCTAATGCAGTGCCAAATAATAAGTAGCTTAAGATTTCCATTGCACTAGGCATATAGCATAGCGTTGTTCCCTGTCAGGGTATTCGGCTACCATTGTTGTATCAGTCATACACCTGTTTATAAAGGTGGCTTGTTTTTCATTCGCTTTCTTTGTCGGTAATGGCATAAGGCAATATTTCAAAAATTAAATCCTCAACATCTTCAAACTTCAGGTAAGTAAACACATCCTGCGCATTCCACCTGCCCACCCACTTATAAAGGGCATCGGCATAGGGTATGTAATTCCTGCGTTCAACTTTATCTTTTTCATATACTTCGCACAGGTCTAACGCCCTTGTGCGTAAGTGGTTTTTCCTAAATACATAAAACGCCTCAGGGAACTGGAACGCTATATATTCTGCCTTGCTGTTTTTATGGCACCAGCCATTACCACCCCATACATTTACAAACTCTAATAATATGTAGCCGCTGAGGTGCATTTTCTTTAACCCCTTAACATCAACTTTCATATTACCCCAGTGGAAGTCTATATGTTGTTTGTCTTCCTCAAGTGTTGTTTTTTGCGCATTAGTAAGCAGCTTAAAAAGCGCTTCACCGCTTTTGCCTACATCTACACAAACCTTAGTCCTGCCTTCAGTTAACTTGCGTTTATCTTTTAAGTAGTTACGCAGTTGCATCAACTAGGTCTTGCAGTTCCCGCATCCATTGCACCCATATCTTAGGGCTGCAGGTGCAGGGCACATCGTACTTGTGGTTAAATACCCTAGCATGTATTTCTGCTATCTTAAGGCGTTGTTCGTGGTTTAAGGTGCGCTTCCTAAGCACCCCACCCTGCAGGTAAACTAACTCCTCATCGGTTAAACATTCAGGCTGCTTGCTGTAAGGAAATATCTTATTAAGTTTTTCTTTGCGGGCATCACAGCCACAATCTTCACCAAACACGGCTTTAACAGCTGCCTTAATACCAGTAGCTGTCGTAATTTGTTCAATGGTATCACCTAAGCCCTTAGGCTTATTCTTGCTTCCCTTTGGGCGGCCCTTTTTAGATTTTGTCGTAGTCCCCGTTGGTGTAGTCTTCCCAGTGTTCTTTGAGGGTGTCGTGGATTCTTGCTTTTCCATTTTTAATCGTGTTCTTAATACTTGTTAAACCTATTTCTGATTCCCTGTGTATTTTATTCATACTGGTGCCTTCCATGTGTATTCGCAGCATCTTACTATCGTACCAGTGCAGGGTGTCTATTTCCTGCTCCATGTAGTTGATTAGTTTGTTAAGTGCTGCTTTTTCTTCAGGGTAGGGTTCGTATTCTAAAGTATCATAAAGTATTTCATCTATGCTAACTTTATTAACCTTACGCTTAGCCCGCTGGTATTTAAATGCCGTGTTTATACAGCTGCGGTACACATAAAAAAAGTTTAGTGAGTCTTCTTCGTAAAAGTTGGTGCGGCCTTCAGCCTCCATTTCAAGCAGCCTTAAGAATACCATTTGCACAATATCGCTGGCAACCTCATAGCTGCCATCAGTATATTCTTTTATAAAACCTGTTAGGCGTTTAAAATTTTGGCGGTAAAACTTTTCTATTCGGCCCATGTTATTTGGATTAACAACAAGCCTAAAGCCACCTGCACTAAGTGCATGGCTTTGTATTCTTCTGTAGGCTCGTAATATGCATAACCTACACCAAACATCACACCAATTACTGGGTTAACTTCTACTTGCATTGCGGTCTAATTTATCCAAATATAACTGATTAACAGCACAATGTCAATAACTACCTACAAAAGTTATTTTATTGGCATCATCCTTTTCAATTATTTTATTAAACGGCACCTTATGCAGGTGGCCTGTCTTTATGTCCCTTATTATGTAGTAGCTGCTATCTGCATCAATATCGCCTACTTCAGTGTCTATGCGTGTTTGTAAGTATAGGTGCCTTTCTAGGCACTGGTATTCCCTGCCGTTAATTACAAAGCGCTGGCCGTTGTTTAATCTATTTTTAAAACTCATTTATGTAGTCATCTAATATTTTGTTCAACTTGTTGTTTTCGTGCTTTAGGTCTAACAACTCTTGTTTTAAATGGCTATTAGTTACCCTAGCATCTAGTATAGCCTTATCAAGGGTAGTGAAATAATCAGTAATGTGCCTATACACATTGCTAGTGTCCATACAAATGTTAAACACATCCCAAAGCTGTTCTTCGGTCATTTCCTGCTTTTGGCCCAATTCTAGGCTTAAGTAATGTAGTGCCCTGTGTAGTTCGGCTTCCTTTTCCATATAATAAAGCCTGTTACCCTCAAAATGGAGATTCATCTATTTTCCTTTCTTTAGTTACTAAGTCTAGGCCGTTTATAGCAAAGCCGCAGTTACCTTTGGTACTTTGCATCCTTACGGGGCTGTCTAATGGTGTAGGCCTACCACCGCTTTCAAGTTCCTTTATTTTCCTTACATGTATATCAGTATAAACCCAGTCTTGCGCATGCTGGGTGTATCTATGCACCACGAAAAAGTCATCAGCCCTATTTACAAACTTACCGCCGCCTTCAACATCGCTAGCCATCGGTGGCATCGTGTGGTTAGCATATTCGTGCCCTGCCTTATGCACCTTTCTAAGTGCTTCAGTTGCTGGGTGGGTGTTTAATATAGTTGTTACCCCGTATTCTTTACAAAATTTTCTTATGTGGCTTGTTACCTCATAATGGTATTCGTGGGTGCTTATGCCTTTTAGGTCTGATTTGCGTATGGTAAGGCTGTTGTAAGGGTCAATAAGCAGGCCACTAAATGGCCATGCATCCATTACTTCTTTAGCGATTTCAAGTAGTTCAAAGGCATCTACAATAAGTTCACTATCTATAAAGGCCCAGTGCCCCTCTACAAAGCTATGGTGCCGCCAAAAGGCAGCTTCATCAATTTGGTTAATTGGTTTGCCAGCTAAAAATTCTATCAACTTACGCTGTAGGCTTTGCACCTCGTTTTCGCTGCTGTAGATAAGCCATTTTGTGCCGTTTTCTAAGGTGTGCAATAACTGCAGGTAGGTCATGGTGTGTGTCTTACCGACATTGGCGTGGCCTGTAACTACAATGAAATTACCTTTTTTAAAACGCAGGTAGTCATCTATTTCTGCTACACCAAAGCGGCTAGATTCTGCTATCTTGCCTTCCCTTGCACGCTCCAAGTAGCGCAAGGTCTTGTCAGTTTGTATTATATGCTTATGTATCATGGTGGTAAATTAAAACTAATTTTTATTAGAGCAAAAAAAAGGGGACTCATGTCCCCTCCCCTTGCTTAACACCGCTTTAGAACGGCAGGTCATCATCAGCTGCAGTGCCATTTACTATGGCCTGTGCCGTTTCTATTTTTTCCTCACGGCTGCTAAAGTGTGTGTTATAGTTTGTTTCCTCTTTAGCTGGTGTGCTTAGCACCCATTCCACAAAGCTATCAGCTACCTTTAGTACATCAGTGCTCTTAGCACCTTTGTCTTTTAAAAAGTCAACTGCTGCTTTTAGTGCAGTTTGCTTTACAATTAGTTCCTGTCTACCATCATCTTTCTTTTGATAGTTAGGTTTAAAGCCGCCACCTGAGTAGCTGCCACCAGCACCGCCAGCATTATATACTGGCTTAATCTTATTGCCGTACTGGTTGCTAGTTATTTCATACTCAACCTCAGCGCCTGCAGTAAACTTATCTTGGTCTGCTTTAACGCTGTTATATTCACCGCTATCACCATTGTCTAGTGTAACAAAGAATTTGTAAAATGTTTTGCCGTTGTAGGCAAAGTCCCCTTTCGGTGATACCGAAACTACTTTAGCTGTTTTCATAATTATTATTTAGCTGATTGATTTTCAAGTGCGGCAAGATGTGCCTCTAATTGTGCTAGCTTTTCTTTTAGCCAGCTGCTGCCGTGCATTTCTGCAAAACCCTGTAAGTCATCTAAGACTTGGTAAATGTTGTTTGTGGTCATAACTATTATTTTTAAGTTGAGCCAAACCTAAAAACAATATTTAACATTCTAAAGAAATTACCTAATAATTTTACCTTCAACAATTATTAAGCTGCTGTCTTTCGGTAGGTTAGGTGCAGGTTCAATGCGTACCGCCTTAACAAACTTTTTGTTATCATCAAGTATTAGCCCAGCATCTACGAGGGCATCTTGTGTAAACTTAACTGCCATGATGCAGTTATCTAAGTCATAGCGGTAATTGACTTGTGCCGTAATAATACAATACTCAAATTTAAAGTCGTAGTCTAGCTGTTTGCTTATTTCCTCTTTCCACTTTGTTTTTTCACGGCTGCGGAAAGTCCAATGCGGGCTAGCATAAAACTTATTTAGGCTAGGTATTTTACCTAGCTGTATTTGTATTTTAATATGGTCAGTCATGGTGTAGCCTATGTGCATATTCAGCATCTATTTTGGCTATTTCACCAATGTATGCTAGTTCCTGTGCTTTAGCGTAATCACGCTCAGCTTCAGTGCTGTCAGTGCCTATGTTTTGGTACAACATAGCCATCTTATGCAGTATGGTATCTATATCTTTATTTCGCATTAGGCTGTATTTCTGCAGTTTTTATTTCATACAATACACCTGCTAAAAGCAGGTTAACATAGAACCCATCTACTGGCCAAGCATGGTAGCCATCTTCTACCAGTAAGCTGCTAAGGTTTTGTGCTTGTTGTAATGTCATAAGGGGTGTTATAGTACCTGCCGTAACTATATTCGGATAGGTGTTCATCATAAAACCCAAAGTGCGAGTAAAAATGGTTGCTATAATCATCAGGTTCTAAACCCTGCTCAATAGCCTTATACTTTGCTTTTATGTTAGCCATATAATATAACCCTTAAAGGGTTATTATATTATTATTATATATATTATATATATTATTTACTATACTTAAGGATAGCTAAGGTATAAGCTATTAAGCACAATAGCAATAGGGGAATATACTTTTTGTTTAAACCACTATTATCATATACTACCTGCGGCACCTTAACTTCCTGCACTACCTGTATGGTGTCGGGTAAACATTGGGCAGTAACCTGTATTGTATCGTAAAGCCTATTTATCTGCACTCTAACGCCATTTCTTTGTATTTCTATGGTATCGTACTCCTTAAGCACTAAAGTGTCGTGTATTGCCTTAATTTCGGTTATTATGGTTGTGTCCACTTTTACCGCAACCTGCTCTAGTATCGTTGGGTCTTTTGCAACTGCACGATTCAGGTGCCACTTCGCACCACATCCCTGAAGTAAAAAAAGCAGCCCTATTAGAACTGCTCTTGTTTTTATTAACTGCCACATGCCTCACAATCTGGGTTATCAATGCTACAGGCCTTATCATTGGCCTTGTCATTGGTTAACTCATCTACAAAGTCCTCAAAGCCATCAGCAAAGCCGAAATCAGTGTCATTCATTGGTTTTGTCTTTAGAAAAAAATAATACAAATGCTACGCCAAAGAAAGCACCTGCCTCTGTAAGGCTGGCTTTCTCCATAGCCACTAATGTAATACCTGCAGCAAATAACACTGCACCTACTGCAGTTGTTTTCCAGCTTTTTGTAACTCTACCTATCATCCCCTTAGCCTATCGTTTTCCCTTTTTAAAAACCCCACTTCCGTGCGCAGGGCGTGGACCTCTGCTGTAAGCTCTAATACCTTTGTATTGCTTTCCTCCAGTAACTGCTCTAACCTAGCCACCCTGCTTTTAAGGTCATCACGATATGCAAAGTCTTCCGCCCTGTTTTGTTCTTTCTCTTGCTGCTTAGCCTTCATCTTTTGTTCCCAAAACTTCCAAGCTGCACCGCTTGTAAGTGCGGTTACTATTGCAATGATTATACCTTGTTGTTCCATTTCCTGTGGTAGTATTCTGTTGTTACCCTTTTAACGCTGCTTAATGAGGAAAGCCATAAAACAACCCAGCCCCAGTGGCTTGCACTTTTAGCAAAATAACCGCAACTGCCGTACAGCACGATTGTCATAGTAAAAACCACAAAACTCACAAAAGATGCATTTCTACGCAGGTTAATATCCTGCCTTGCAACTGCAAACAACTGGAAGCCCCCTGCTATAATTCCTGAAATTTGGTATACTGGTATCCACCCCAATTCTATTAGTGTTGCTGGTAGCAACAAAATAAAATTCAACATACCTAACATTATCTCCGTAGGCTGGCTATCAGCATAAAGAAATATCTCCTTCAGGTTATTTAAGCAGCGCTTTACCATTTCTTATAAATTGTCTTGCCGTTTTGCTTTACACACTTAAGTACCTCACCCCTGTTATTAGTTGCCTTGTAACTTACATGAACCCAAGCAGGGTTCTCCTCAGTACCAAACTCCCAAATAAGTTGGTCAAACTCCAAGTTATCTTTAATGTAATGGAACAACTGGTAGTTTTCTAAACCACCAAACACATCAGCATCTAAGTCCAGTGCCTCGCCTTTGCTGTGCTGGCTTCCTGAAGCGCTACCAATAACATCGTTAAGGGCCTGTGAGCGGTAGCCACTAGTAACAGCAATTGGCTTATTAAAATGCTCCCTAAGGGGCTGAAACACTTTTTGGGCAATAGCCATAAGGTTGGACAAATGTTCACCAGTAGGCTTATTACTAATGCCATGCTTAATAGCAGTGGCACTTTTAGTTACCTCAGCTAATGTTAGGTTTTTACTCAGTCTCATTCTTTGTGATGCTACCAATGCCCTGATTAACATAATCACCCTTGCAACATTCTCTAGAATACCGATTACCATCTTTGCAAAGGCAGCCCCTGCGTTTATCTTGTGGAACATTATATCTATTCTTACTCATATCTTAATTTTCAATCCTAATGTTATGTGACTCATATTATAGCTTGTCTGATATAGGTACAAATAAGTAAATAGTCTCTTGTATATCTGTTGATTATATCCTCCATAGAGTACCCAACCTTTGTTTGATATACCGCCTCCTGCGGCTAATCTATTATCATATCCTACAAGTCCATATACCTCACCATCCATATTAGGCATCCTATCTGCCCTACTCATCACTACTGCATCAAGGGCTAATCCCTTGTAATTCATCCCATATCCAAAAGAGTTGTAATGAAAACAAGCACCTCCGTAAATGTTAAATACTACTTGGTCTCCACCACATACTGCTTTTGGCTTGTAATAAGGAGAGCAGTTTAATTGCCCTAACATTGATATTGGTAATAGTAAGGCAACCAATAGTTTCATTATACTAACTCGTCTAACTCTGGCTCTTGGAAGTATTCAGGGTGCAGGCTCTTACAAGTCTCCGTCCACTCACGCATAGCTGAACTGCTACCGAATGTATGGACACCCATAGGCGGACACCATATCATATTGCTATCCCAAGACTCTACAGGCTCACCATTCCATAGAACATCTACACAATAGTTATCGGATAGTACAGGAGGTGTTAGTTCGTTTCCTTCATCATCGTATGTCCCTTCGGTTACGACTATGTGACCGAGTCTTACGATTGAGTGAGGGTGGTTAGGTACAACATCTCCTTCGGGTGTTGTTTCAGTTCCTAAAGCATTGATTTTAGTTGTAGCTGCTCCTTGAGAGCCAAACTCGTATTTTCTAAATGTATTCA